TCTTCTTTAACAGCCTCCAAATCCTTGGGCAGGTAGAGCCCTGCAGCGTCTTCCACTTCTCTACTGCCATCCATGGGCAGTGTGCCGTTCTTTTCGTCTAAAGGACTGCGCCCGCCAGGAGGCACTGCTTTCTGTCCAGGAGCCTGCGGCAACTCACGAGGGAGCGATGGGTCAAGAGTGAGTTCCATCGACCATTCACTGCCACCGTAGCGAGCCTCTGCCACCTCCTTCGGGTGGAGAATGCCGAGTTGTACATAGCGACCATCGACGGCTGCCACACGCGCTCGCACGTCTGCTTTCTCCCTTTCGTTCAGCTCAAACAAATCGTTGAACTTAATGCGCCATGAATCAGGCACTTGCCCATTAGTCGGACCTTCCTTGCTCATCATGATCATTGTCATGAGCTGCTGCAAGGGACGCTTATAGTGCGAAGCTTGATAATCACCAAGATGCTTGGCAAAATCACGCTCTTCACTTCTGCCGGTGGAGCCAAGACCGCCAGGGCTTTCCCCAAACAAAATAGTATGAGGGATTTGTGATGCACCAATGATGTCAATCCTTAGCTTCTCAAGGATTTCTCCAATGCCACCAAAGTTGCGACTGATGAAATCAAGCTCTTCTTTTTCTGCATCAATTGCATAGCCACGATAAATGCTCTTGCTCATATCATTGACGACTAAACGGTCACGCACTTCACGCTCCTTGCCTGCAGATAGCATCGAAGCAAGACCACGGATTTTATGGACAAAGATGTCAAACTCCGTGAGCAAAGTAGCTGCCGAGCTGATGCCAGTGGAATAAAAGCGAAAACTGTCGTACACGCTCTGCAAGGTGCTCATGCCCCACCCATAGTTTCGCTGCCTAATGCGATAAGGGAGCCATTCCCCATCAAAACGTAAAATCCTATCTTTATGAATCTTGGCTAGTTGTGGCTGCCTGATTAAATCGCCACTGATAATTTGATAGTAAGTTGCCTTGGAATAATCGTACAAGCTTTCTTCATTGATCACTGGAGCAATTTGCCAGCGATCAAGCACTTCCATTCCTTCAACTGAACGAATGTTTGCATAGTTAACTGGCTGGTCTGCGGGCCGTCCATCGTTAATGTAGAGAAGGATGACGGCGCCACCAAAAAGCCTTGCATTCTTGGAAGCTAGCCCTAAGTTCTCAAGGATGTATAAATCTTCAATTACTTGCTCGATCCCCACCACTTCTTCTGCTGCGACTCCTTCACCGCCAAACAATACTTTGAAGCCTTTACGAGTGGACTGCTCAGCAACAATATCTACGATGCGCTTTGGAATCCATTCACTGTATAAATTCTCAAGCTCTTCTTGTCCAATGAAGACAATGGGAGTGGAGCTGGTGTACTGGCTCTTGTCGCGGCCAGTGCCCATGCCAGTCAAGACGTTCACCAAGCCATCGGCCCGTGCGCCATTGTCGCCTTCATGGCCAAGATCAACCATTTCTTCCGACATTTTCAATAGTGTGCCTTTATATCATCATAACAAGGTCTACAATGGGCTGAGCATCCACCCCTTTATGCCCACCCCCATTGAGTTTGTTTTTACGGAAGAGGAAAGGATCCTCGCAAAGCAAGAGGGCATCAGGCGTCAAGACGTAAACGCCGCCAAAGGGCTTCGTGGGCGCAATGGTGGCGCATGGCAAGGGAGTAAAGCGCTGGACATTCATTTGCTGGGCGCAGCAGGGGAAATGGCCGTGGCCTCGCACTTGGGCATGAAGGATTTGCTTTACAAGGAAACGCAAGCCAAAAAGGGAAGCGATGATTTGCCAGGGATTGACATTAAAACCAGAAGTAAGCATTCCTATGATTTGATTGTCCAGAAAAACGAGGATCCTCGGAAAAAATTCGTTTTAGTTACCATTCAAGATCAAACTACTCTCATTCATGGCTGGTGCTGGGGATGCGAAGCCATAAATGAAAAATTTTGGGCAGATCCAGCCCGTGGTCGTCCTGCATATTTCGTGCCAAAAGAAAACTTGCATTCAATGGAAACTATTTAATATTTTGCATGACTAAACTATCCTGCTCTCAGTTTGCCGAACACGCTCTTAAGGTGCCCTTGTGGCCTAAGCAGCGTGAGATCTTGGATGACTTATTTGCTGACAATGTAAGCCATGCAATCTGGGCGATGGGACGTAGGAGTGGCAAGACTTTTATGGCTGCAGTAGCTGCCACTTATATGTGCTTTTGTCAGAGTGATTATTTCATCAAAAAAGTTAGGAAAAGTGAGAAGTGGTATATTATTACTGTTGCCAATGACTTGGGACAATCAAAGATTGCCTTAGACAACATTCGCCAGCTAATTATCAATAGTCCTTTTGACCAAGAGATTACTAGGGAGACATCTTTGGAGGTGGAGATTAGCAATGGGTGTGTATTCCAGGCTATCCCTGCATCTGCTCGTGCTTCTCGCGGAAAGGCCGTTGTAGGAATCATACAAGATGAGCTTGCTTTCAGCTTGGAAGGCGATGCAAACCGTGGCGCAGAGGCCATGTACAACGCTCTTGCTCCGTCTATTGCACAGTTTGGTAGCTACGGCAAGATCATTGAACTGTCTTCCCCATGGCTCACGTCGGGGCTCTTCTACGACCATTTCCGCCAAGCCGAAAGCGGCGACTTTCCTGGAATGCAGGCATTACAGGTGCCAACTTGGGACATCAATCCTTCTCTGCCATGGGGATGTGATTTTCTTGAAAATGCACGAAAGAAAGACGAAGAAAGTTTTCATATTGAATTTGGTGCTCAGTTCGCAAGAAATAACTCAGCACTTTTAGCGGCTGAAATCATTGAAGCTTCTGTTTGTAATGAGCGGCATATCCTCCCTCCTCAAAATGAATTCAAAGGCACTTACGTGCTGGCGCTAGACCCTGCACGAGGAGGCGTTGGCCGAGATGATTACACTGCTTGCATTGTTCACTACGAAGGGCAGCGACTCATTGTTGATAAGTTTCATGCTTTTGATCCTGACTTTGAGATTGGAGGCAAGAAAGAAGTGAATATTGCCAAGGTAGATGATTGGATTAGAGAGCATCATGCCATTTATGAATTTGCAAGTATTGTGCTTGACCAATTTAATAGTTCTGCCACCATCCAAACTCTCGCTAAAGATTATCCAATCTGTGAACTTGCATGGTCAGTTAGTACCAAGATGAAAGCCTTTAGCAAGATGAAAGAACTGTTTAATGCTGGCTTAGTTGAAATGTATCCGCATAAAAAAGCAATCAGCCAGCTTAAGAACTTAAGTATTATTTATCGGCAAAGTGGACAATGGGCAGTAACTGGTGGCAAGGAAAGTGGAATCGATGACTATGCTTTCGCGCTTGCTGGTGCTGTTCTCGAAGCATCAAAAGACGATACCATCGACTGGATCAATAGTCTTGTGCGTTGATACCATTAGAATCTTCGAAAATAACAGTATTACAATCAAACCAAATGTCTCCGTTTGAACTTTCTTTCGAAGAAGCTTCTTATTTGCTTGCTATTCTGGAAGCCGACAGGCAAACTGCCCTGAAGCTTTTAGCTGCCGATCATTTTTACCAACCATCGCTATTGCCACGACTACGCAGTTTTCAACAAATGCTGAAAAGGCGCAAGGCAATGAAACAAGACGAACAGCCTTGATAAACTATCTCCACCTTTGCCCGATTTTCATGGCATTGCCCGAAGCCACAGAAGCCGTCTTGAACGCTGCCATTGAAGCTCTCGATGCTCTCCATGTTGCAGGGGCCTCTCAGGAGCAGCTAGAGGCCGCCAGCATGGACTGGCAGCAGGATTACTTGCGTGTCAGTAGCGAGCAATGGTGGAAGAAACAGTGCGAAGATTTTCCTGAATGCCCGCAGTGCAAGGAATACGACGTTTAATCACAGGGACAATGACAAGTGCTTGATGCGTCGCAAAGGGATTGTTGCCACTTGCGGGACGATGCTATTTCCTAATTGCTTAAGTCGGTCCACCCGACCGGATAGCCCATCATCTCCTCTACAAAGGACGGGGCTAGATACATAGGAGGTCCATTCAGGGGAGAGCATTGCGCTTGGTGAATCTCCCTCCCTAGAAGACCATTGGGGGGGGTATTGCGACACGCCTGCTGACTCCCGTCCTTCCAGTCCCGAGTTGTTGGCGTAGGCAATGATCCAGATGCGCTCTCTGCGGTGACAGGCTCCCACATCACTCGCTGGAATAACTGCCCATTCTGCATCGTACCCTGCTTTGGCAATTTGAAAGAGAGTTTCTTGGAACGTTTCCCCGTTTTGGTGAGAGAGTAAATTTCTAACGTTTTCAAGCAGGAGGAACTTAGGTCGAAGCTCCCTAGCGAGACGGATGATTTCATAAAACAATACACTTCGCTCTCCATCGTAACCAGTTTGCTTTCCTGCAACACTAAGGTCTTGGCAGGGGAATCCAGCAGTGATGAGAGAAAGTCCATTTGGGCATAACGGCTGGATGTCTCCTGCCGCAAGCGCACGAACATCCGGGAAGATGGGAGTCTCGGCCCAATGTTTTGCCAAGACTTTTTGACAGGCTTTGTCTGTTTCGCAGAAGGCAATGGTTTGGAAGCCTCCAACCAGTTGCTCTGCTGCATAGCTGAAGCCTCCAATGCCAGAGAAAAGGTCAAGGACCGAAAGGGGCGATGGGACAGAAGTGGTCATGCAGGCATTGTAAGGGCTCGCTTGCACCCTGTCTACTGCTAAGCTCTTAGAGCTTCTGCAGAAGCCCATCGGCCGATGGTTACCAGCATCCTCGTCAATGCTGGCTTTAAGGGGGATTCCAAGTGGGTTGTAGCACTTGCCCAAATGACCAAGCAAAGTGGAGCACAGGCCGCACCTGTTGATCGTCTATTGCGACGAGACTCCACTTTCAAGCCCTTGTAGTCCAACAGGTAGAGACGGCGAGCCTAAACCTCGCTCAGTGCCAGTTCGAATCTGGCCAAGGGTATGCGCTAGTATTGTGATAAGTTGTGGTTACCGTTCAAATGAACTCGCGATCTTTTAGTGACGAAAAATTTGTTGAAGCGATACAGGGCAATTGTAGCCTTGCGGGTGTTATGAGACAGTTGCGTCTTGTTCCCGCCGGTGGAAATTATCACAGCGTTAAACAAAAAATTGTCGAGATGGATTTGGATACTTCTCATTTTACCGGTCGAGCTTGGATTCCCAAGGGGTCCGAAATAAAAAGCTTTGACGATCTAAAGCATATCGGTACTATCAAAGCTCGGTTAATAAAGGAACGAGGCTATCAGTGCGAAAGTTGCCGTGAGACAATGTGGCTTGGCGGACCGATTCCTCTTGAATTAGATCACATCAATGGAGAAAGGCAGAATAACTCAAGGGAAAACTTAAGATTGCTTTGCGCAAATTGTCACGCTTTGACTCCAACTTTTCGCGGTAAAAATATTCGCAAAGCAAACAAAAAACAAAGGCATGATTTTTTTGATGAATTGCGTCAAAAAGAATCAAGGTATCATTGCATGGACTGTGGCGCTGCGCTCGCTGGTATTTGCAAAACAATGAGATGTGCGCAATGTAGTCATCATGCGTCCAGAAAAGTAGACCGACCCTCAATGGGTCAATTAATTCAAGAATTAAAAGAATCATCTTTCTTGTCTGTAGGCAAAAAGTATAAAGTGTCTGATAATGCGATCAGGAAATGGCTAAGAAATGAAGGTATTGACCCTAAAAGCATCTAAGCCTCGATGCCGTAAGGCGTGCAGGTTCAATCCCTGTTGGGGGCATTAGTTGAATGATTATCTTGCAGCAGTTCTTCTTCAAGGTGAATGTAAGCTTTTAATTCATGCAAATAATGCCTGAGTTCATTTGCTTTCTCTAGATGCCAGGGGTTGCGATGGGAAAGAAATAGTTCAGTGTGACTGTCTATTGCTTTCAGGATGTTATGAATGGGAATATTCCAGCGTGATCGCACTGGAGTGTCAAATGTTCGTCGTTCGTTCATTGCCCGCAAAGTAGGCTTTGATATCGTCCAATGCTACTGGAGTGAAATCATGCTGTTCTACACAGCTATTGAAATACCTTTTGTCCTTTTCCCCATTGTCAAGCATCACTGAATGACAATGAAGGTGACCATGCACATTGCCAATGTAGCGTCCCTCAAAGGAATCACTATGGATGGGAATGTGAGTAAAGATTAAGTTGTCACGAACAAATGCGCCGCGAATGTCATCAAAATATGGCAGGTAGTCCTTGAGCTTAAATATGTCATGATTTCCTTTAATGAGAACTTTGTTCCCATTGAATTCATTCAGGAGACAAAGCGAATTGCGTGCAATGGCTACATCGCCAAGGATGTACACTCTGTCCTTAGGGGAGATTATTTTATTCCAGCGAGTGATTAGAACATTGTGCATCTCCCCTAGGTTCATGAAAGGGCGGAGGAGACTTCCATCAGGCTTGAGGAAGGTGATGCTTTTCGAATGCCCGAGATGAAGATCTGCAGTAACGAAGGCGCTCATGATCCTATTGCTGCCAATACTGCCAAAGTCATGGGATCAGTCAATCCATGGACGCTGCTAATGTTACAGTATGCCCAAGGTGTTTGACTTGCAGAGCCGAAGGAAGTGCCCCCATTCCATTCTGGGTCAAGACGCTTAATAGCATATTGCTCAAACCAGCTAATATCATTGGCAGCAACGCGAAGATAAAAATATGACTGCCCAATGCAAACGTCTTTAGTTACTTGCACTGGATGATTCTTAGCTGCAATTCGTTTTGCAATGTTTTGAGATTTTCCGATATAAAGCCATTTGTTCATATTTGCATCGGCTATAGCGTAAACGCCTGCGCACGAAGGAGGATTTAGTATATCTAACTGTCGCCAATGCATGACAACGTGAACATCTTGATGTTCCTTGGTGAACACTTGTTCGCTTTTCATTTTTGCGGGCCTTGCGAGGAACGAGCATTGCCACTGTACCATAAAGGGCGCTTCTGGGATTCGAACCCAGTGCTCCAGGCTATTAGCCTGACGTGATCCAACACCAAGGGCCAGTGACCCCCTTGTTTGAGCATCATCAAAACCATGTTGGGCAGTTGCACAAAATGGTCTTGAGAGAGGCTTAGGGGGTGTGTTACATAATGTAAGGCTTCAGGGTCTTACTTGCTTCAGGGCGTTTTATGTAAAGTCCGTCGAGCTTGCCAAATGGGTCGAGGGCTCCAAGGTGGACTAGTCCCCTACGCAAACGCGGCGACCGGAAGTTTCCAGTCCTTGCGCTGCTCTCCATCGACAGAGCAATGGAGGGAAAGCTGATTTCCATTTTTAGCACCCCAGACTACGGAAACCAGAAAATGGCACCTGAGGATTGACGGAAGGAGCAAGCGTGAGCTTTAGGCCCAGAGGCTTGCCCTCTGTCAAGAAAACTATAGCACTAAGCAGCTCCATAGGCAGGCAAATTTAGCGAATTCACTTCAAAGAAAGCTGGCATGACACTGGCGGTGGTCTCGCTCAGCTCAGGAGCTTTACCGCTGATGAACAAACTATCGCTTTGACGCAGCCAGAAATCCTTGTCCAAGTATTTGTTGGAGGACTGGCCAAGCTTGTCATAAATCCACAGCGCTGTCATCTTGCGAAGCTTGTTCAAGCTGCCACCATACTGCTCGCCCATTTCTTCGCAAATTTTGGTATGGCAAAAGGCGTGACATATTTCATCCCTTGAAATGTCGCTCGCTACAGTGCGCAGTCCTTTGTCGCCATTGAAACGAAAGAACGGCAGCAAGGTGAAGAACAGGCTCCTTTCCAGCACTGCCACTTTTGCAATGGGGTGAGCGGGATGCTCAATCCATGCTTGTCGAATGTGAAAAGCTTCTTTCTCAGCTTTTTCGTTGGTGCCATGAGCCGCTGCCACATAGTTCAAGGCAAGGTCATGGCGCTCCTCATCGAGGATGTTGCTATACAGGCTTTCAACCACGCCTGGAGTGGCAGGAAGGTCACGCTTAAGACCTTCAAGCAGCATGTCCTTCACGGGCAGCTCAAGGTGGCGAATAGCAAGTGCTCGCATGATGGTTTCTTCAGAACCTTCAACAAACGTGCCTTTCGTCACGGGCATTGGCTGCCAGGGACGCTTCTTTGCTACAGCGGTAAAATAATCAAGCTTTGCAGCCATGGAAAACAATGCAATGGGAAAAAAGAGACAATAAAAGGCGGCGAAATGCTGCCTCCTTTCAATGGTTCATTCAGCGCAACTACTGCAGAACCCAGCATCAAAAGAGCAGGCTTCAGTCTCGTTGTCGAGGCTAAAGAACTCGCTCAGACTCTCTTCCAAGTCTACTCCGACATCGTCCTTTGCTTGCGTATTAGCTTGCACTTGAAGAGCGTAATAAAGGGAAGTTTGAGGACTGCCAAGCCATTCCTTAATGAACTCTTCATCACATGAAACCATATCGCTCCACCAGTTCATGGAATAGCCATGGAGAAGACCAGTTTCTTCCATGAGCCTCATAATGCCATCTGCCACTTTACGGAATGCTTTCCAGCCCACTTGCTCAGCAGTTTCCACTGGTCCGTAATAAAAACGTTCCACTCCCATGGTCTCACTGTCACGGTCAACAGTTTGGGCAATGGGAGGAGCAATCTCTGGCGTGGTCGTGAAACCCTGCAGGTCAAGGTAGCGATAAGAGCATGACGCCGTAGGGGCAATAGCGAAAGCGCGTTCCATGCCGTAATGGCGAGCAACACCAGCAGCATCGTCAATGGATGCAGAAAGTGCATAAATAATTTCACTGGCAACAGTGCCGTGCCAGTCTTCTATCCATTGATTGTCATCACCAGTCGTAAACACTTCTAGTGCATTGCCAAAATCTTCGTAACTAACGCCTTGATTAGAAAGGAAATTGGCAAGACCAAGCAAGCCAAGTCCAACTTGCTTATCTTCGTCAGGGCCAAGGTATTCACCAGTTTCGCCTACGCCCGTGCGAGCATGAAGGGTGCACACTTCTTCCATGGCACCAGCAAAGGCATCTTGAATGTCATCAATCTTGCAAGCGCCAAGATTTACATGCTGCACCAAGCAAGTGCCTCGTGAAGGCATTGCAACTTCTAAGCACACTTGGAAATAAACTCGTTCACCTCTGGAATTGTACTTTTTCTTGACTAACCAAATGTCACCATTAGAAATGCCTTTGATCAACTGCGCCCTGAATTCTGGGCTAGTTTTTTCAAAGAAATCACTGTCTACATTCAATGCACGCTTTGCCCATTGAAGCTCTTCTCGCTTCATGGAAATAAATTCCATGGCATCGGGGTGATCGTAGTCAAGGTGAAGCACCACAGCACCGTTCTTAAATTTTCCCCCACGACGAATGATTTCATTCAAAGTGGAATAGATTTTGCCAAAAGAACATGGCCCTGAAGCTGTCAGTCCTTTGCCGTTCTGATGATTGCGACCACGGAGCTTGGAAAGGTGGATGGCTACGCCGGCGCCATTGCGGAGACCATGGGAAGTAAAGCGCCAGGACGCTTCAATGCCATTCTCCCCTTCCATTGAGTCTTCTACCACCATCACAGCACAGCTCACTGGCAGGCGCCCTTCAGGGTCAGCCATCCAGCTTTCAATGCGGCCAGTTCGAGCAATCTTTTCGCAACTTGCGTTTTGCTTAAGAGACATGAGACAACGAAGGGGGGCAGAGGCCCCCCAGGTAATGAACAAATCAAGCTTAGCACAAGGTCAATTCGTGTCGGTATTCGGGCTTGCAAACCTTCCGTGGCACCTCAAGGCCGCTTGATTGTAAACCATTGCCGCTTCTTTTTCTGATTCGTAAGTTCCCAAGTAAAGATGTATTCCGTCATGCTTAATGCGAACAATCCATTTACCTGATGCCTTGTGCCAACTAACGCCAAGATACTTGCTACTGAATCCTTCTTTGGTTTTAATACGATTTCTTGCATTTTCTGAGTGAGACGCTTCCCTTAGGTTACTTAGCACGTTTCCGGCGCTAGGGCCTTTGATGTGATCAATAAATACATTGTCGATGTTTTTCCTTGCCCCCATTGCGTACACTATTCGATGGGTCAGGTAGTTGCGAGTAGTTTCTTCGTATCGCACTTTAACGCTCCAATACTCTTTATTTCTTGTTCCCGCAATGTCACCTTTTTTTGTGTTATTTGAAACTGACTTAATTCTCCTCAGGCCGCTTGGGCTGGTTTCGTCAATCTCAAATAACTCGTCCAGTAATTCCAGTGGCGGCAGCGGCAGGCGTGTTACAGTGGTCATGTCATCTAGTTGTGTTAGGTGGTCAAGGAGCAGGATGCGTCAACATCGCTGCTCTCTCATATTATAGCGATTTAGTATTTACCAAACGACAAAGCCCGCTCCAGGCGGGCCGCGACGACACTTCCCATTGTAGCTCAGTCACCTACCCCTTCAGCATCGTTTCCGCCTTGGACCACTTGAGCAAAAAGTTCGGCCTCCTTTTTGGAACGGAAATAAAACGGCTTTCCGTCATGCGCGATAAACCATTTGTACTCGGGCCTGCCATGAACTGGCCAAAGCTTTACTTTGTTCACCATGAACGGACAAGGCAGATCATTGAACATTCCCATAAAAAAGCCTCCTGCTTACAGAAGGCTAAGAGCAATGGGGAAGAAAGTGCAGTAGTGACTGTTACAAAATGATAAAATCCTCAAAGGCCTTGCGAAGAACTCCCCGAGAAGCGTACATGCTTACATCTTCAAACTCCTTGGCTAGCCATTTGTAAATCAAAGTAAAGATTTGGTCTGCACATATCCATTCATTTTCTCTGTTTTCTCTGATGACATTCATCGTCTGAT